TTGTCGAGGATTTCGGTGATATGGCGCGGACTGCGCCGTCGATCGGCTGCCGCCGCCAAGAACATGCCGAATTCGTCTATCTGAAACAGAATTGCGGGCTGGCGGTGCAGCGCGGTCAGAAGACCCGCCCCGGAGGCGATCTTGTTGCCACCGAGATGATGCGCCAGCCCCGCCTCGAAGAAGACCTCGTTGATGATCTCGCGGGCGTGGTTTTTTCCCGATCCGCTGTCGGCGATGCCCACGACATAGAGGTTCGAGCGCAAGTTACTCTCGGTTCTATATTGCCGCCCCATTAGAGCGCCGATCGCACAGAGGCTCGCTCCAAGCGACAAAAGCGGCTGCGGACGCCGGGCCGTCGACAGCATGTAATCCGTCAGATCACCCACCAGCCCGTCGGGCATTTCCAGCGTGAACGGCGAGCTCGCCGGGGTTTCGACGCCTTCTTCAGGATGACCATCCAGCCTCGACAACAGCCCCGCCGCTGGATGCTTCCCGTCGCAGGCCATAGACCCATCAAGCCGCAGCCATGCGTCAGGCTGCCAGCCGCGCTCCATGGCGAGGTAATAGATCGTACCAGCCCCGATGCGATCGGGTTTGAAGCTCGTCCACGCCTTGGCGGTGGTCGCGGGTACGTCCTTCGCAGCCTGCGCTGACCAATCCGCGAACAGGTCTTGACCGGCTTCACCGAGCGCGCCCTTGAGGGCCATACCAATCCGCATCCAGCTGTCGTAGTCGAGTTCCACGTTGGGCAACCATTCCAACGCCGCCTGAATTGCAGGCAATGTACCGACCTGGCTATGGCCACGCAGGTTTTTCGCCGCAGGCGACATGGCTGAAAACCCACTCTGCCGTAACGACTCGGGGAGCAGCGCATAAGCCTCGTCCAAGAATGCGGCCGCTGTCTCGGTGGTGATTTCTGGCAGCTGGGTGATGTCGAGATCAGCCAGCCCTTCCTCGGGCCAGACATAGGGGGCGCACGTGTCCGGATGATCGGCATAAGCAAGGAACTGCTGGCCGAGGCAGAGCACTTCCAAAGGGTGGTGCTTGATACCACGGAACGGCGCGGCCGTGCGGTAAATCAGCATGCGCTTTGGGGCGCGACCAATGCGCAAGGCGGGCGTATCGCCCAGCCGTTGGCGCGCCAGTCGCTCGATCTGGAGCGCCAATTCAGCATCCTCGACGATATCGATATCGACGGCAGCAACTGCGCCGCCTACGATCCCGATGCCGCACTCGGGCCATGCCGACCATGCCGTCACCTCCACCTCGGTCGTGGGGCGCTCTGCATGCCGGTTCCATTCTGGATAATCGGTCCAGGCCCCTCGTTGGAACCGCCCCGGCTTCTTGGTGCCCGGGCTAATCGGCAGAATGGCATAGCCGTTGGTGACCAGCCGCACGCCGAAACGCGCCATGTAGGATGTCTCGGCCATCAGAAGGGCACCTCCGGAGTCATCCCGTCGAGCCGCGTGCGGTCCTTGGCCGCAAGCTCGCGCAGGTGGTCGCAATATCCGGTGACGACCGCGTCGATGAAGCGGTCCCACTCAGTCTCGGTCAGCGTGGTTAAATCGGATTTACCTATGCTCTCGAGGTATTCACCGCCTTGTTGGCCGCCGACGCTCATGGCCTCGCTCTCGTTCGGAGTGGGGTCGATCATGCCCTTCCTCCCATGGCAGATGTCCTGGCAGGCGCGAGAGCAGAGGCGCTTGCGGCTTGCGTCCCTTCGCTGGTCCGAGATCCGGAAGATCGGGTTGAACCAGCCAAAGCCGCGAGGTTCCCGGTGGCAGACGGCGCAGAGGCCGGGGTGGATTTGGCGCATGGATCGAACCTGTAGCCGGAGATTTCAAAATAGCGGCCCGATGGACGGACCGAGATTTCGCTTGGGCGCGTGAGACGGTTTGCCTGCGCAATGGCCTCATTCACGCTGAGCGGAACAGGCAGACCGGGTGCACGCTTGCGCCACCAGTCCGTGGCCTTCTGGCGCGCATAGCCCTGATGCTCGAGGCAGACCCATTCGCTGTAGGTGGCAAGACCGCAGCTGTAAGTGACCTTGAGCGAGGGCCGCCCGCCGCGTTTCTCGTGACGGCTGTAGGATACGCCGCTGACCTGCAGCCATTGCGGCGTTTTTGGCGACAGGACCGGCAGCGTGGCCGCAGTCGGCGCAATCTTCACCTCACGGGCCGGGAATTCATATCCGCAGTCCGGACATTCGGTGGCCGAGAGCGCCACGATGCTCTCACACATGGGGCAGACCTTTGTGGGTGCCTCGCCCCCGCCATTCTCACCGGGACGCTTCGGACGCACGAGATCAATCGGCCCGTGGCGCCGCACATTGCCCGCAAAATCCAGAACGAGGCAGTTCTCCTTGCCCGGTGCGAGGCGCGTGCCGCGACCGACCATCTGCACATAGAGCCCGGCCGACTGCGTCGGACGCAGCAGCGCAATGAGATCGACGGCTGGGGCGTTGAAGCCGGTGGTCAGCACGCCCATCGATGCCAACGCGCGGATTTCGCCCCGCTTGAACGCGGCGATGATGGCATCTCGCTCGTCCTTGGGTGTGTCCCCGAAAATCGTCTGACAGGTGATACCCTGACGTCCGAATTCCTCGGCAACGTGGCGGGCGTGATCGACACCCGAACAGAAGGCCAACCAGGATTTCCGATCCTTGCCATAGTCGATTATCTCGGTGACAGCCGCCCGGGTAGTCGCCTCCTGGTCGACCGCCGCCGCCAGGTCGCGGGCAATGAAATCACCAGCGCGGGTGCCGACCTTCGACACATCAAGCCGGGTGGCGGGCAGTTTTGAGACGAGCGGGCTCAGAAATCCCTGATCGATCAGGTCTCGGACCGGAGCCTCATAGGCGATGTCGGTGAAGAGCGCGTTCTTGCCTTCATGCAGCATGCCGCTGTCGAGCCGGAACGGCGTGGCCGTGAGCCCGATCACCTTCAGCGCCGGGTTGATCGCGCTCAGCGCATCGAGGAAACGCCGATACATCGTGCTCGATTTGCCTGGGATCAGATGGGCCTCGTCGATCAGCACCAGATCGGTGTGGCCGATTTCGCGGGCCCGGCGGTGGATCGACTGAATGCCCGCAAACAAAATGCGGGCCTGCGCCTCGCGCTTGCCGAGGCCCGCCGAATAGATGCCCGCCGGCGCCTCGGGCCAGAGTCCGATCATCTCGGCATGGTTCTGTGCGATCAGCTCGCGCACATGGGTCACGATCAGGATGCGCTGATCAGGCCAGGCCTTCAGCACCCCCTCGATGAAGGCGGCCATGACGAGGCTCTTGCCCCCAGCTGTTGGAATGACCACCAGCGGATTGCCGGTGTTGCTCTGGAAATAGCCGTAGATCGAAGAGATCGCAGCGTTTTGGTATGGGCGCAGGGTCAGCATGGCGCGGCCTCCGTGATACGGGCGTCATTTGACCAAGAGGAGCCATCGGCCATGCGGTAGGTGACGATATCGTCCCCCGCATCAATGACCTCACCCGGCACGAGATCAGGGATGAAGAGATGTTTGCCGCATGCGGCGCGCTGCTCGGGCGGAGCCAGCATTCTGTCGTGGCGGGCGCAGTGCCATCCGCCTTCGATGGGCGTCGCGTGCAGGCATGACCGGCAAGTCACGGCGGCGGCACCACCCTCATGACAGGCGGCATGGTGATCGCAAAAGCGGCATTCGAACCAGCTGGGGTCCTCGCTGATCCGCGAAGGCGGGTGCTGGGCGAAAATGACACGGCCTGCCTTTTCAAGGATCCGCTCAGCCATGGAGTGATCGGCTTCGATCCGCTCGATATGCAGCGCATCGGTGTCCTTGCAGACCGCCACATAGAGTGCACGGTTTATGCCCGTCAGGTGCATGTAGATCTGCATCTGGGCGGCATGTTGCGGCTTGGACAGAGCCACGCCTTTCGCGCTTAGATCAGCAAAGCTCTTCGCCGAATGGGTCTTGAATTCGAGAACGTGCCAGGTTTTCGGGGCCTCAAGCAGCCCGAGGGCAACGCCGTCAAGCGAGCCGCCGAAATGACCACCATGAGCTTCGACACGGAACTGGCGGCCAGTGTCCGGGTCCACCTCCAGCACCGTCGCACCGGTGGCGCGCAGGTTGCGGACCATACGGTCCTCTTCCAGTTGGCCGGTCTCGAACAGACGCAGCAGGCGGCCGGAATGGCGTGCAGGCGTCACCCAGCGGAAATCATACCAAAGTGCGCGCGCGCAGGATTTACCGATGATCGACGCACCGAGGTGATCGCGAAAGCCATCGCCCTGCCGCGCTTCATAAGACGCATAGATCGCCGTCAGTGTTGCTGTGGGCGGTGCGGGAAGGTCAGCCATCACAAGCCCTCCCGTTCGCTACGTGCCTGGGCCTCGGCCAGAATGCCGCTCCAGGTCTCCGGGTCATGCCGGTCACGCAGAACACCAATAAGCGCGTCCTTCAGCTTTTCACGGCGACGGCGACCGGTTCCTTTCGCGAGCAGTTCGGACCGCTCGCGGCTCAGATGGCGCAGCGCCGTGCGCGCGCGGTGGAACCAGTCGGGGTCGATGGGCTTTTGGCCCCGTTGGCGTGCCAGATCGGCGGTCGCTATCTGCGTGCGGATCTTGGCGATATCGTCGTCGAGTTCGATCAACCGGCGCTGGTCTTCAGGCAAGCCGGGGCTGATCACGGCCACAGGGGCCGCGTTGGTCAGATCAGTCATGGAAGTTTCCTCAGATGTGTTTGGGCGCTGCCCCGGCAAACGGGGCCGGAGCAGCGCGGATCATCAGCCCTTCTTGTTCCAGGGAGCGGAGGCCATCTTGGCTGGGGCGGCTGCGGCGGCGTCAGGGGCAGGCTTTGCGGCCAGCGGCGCGGCCGCGCCCGTTTCCGGCGTCATGTAGCGGATCGCATTGCTCTCGCCGTAGCCGTTCTTGGGCGGCTTCACCGTCACCTGGATCGTCATCGGGATGAGGTGCAGTTCCTCACTGTCGCTGACCTGCATCTTGCCCGTCGCATGACAAATCGCCGACAGCGTCCGCTGTGCAATCTCGACCGTGGTCGGGTTCGGGTTCACCAGGTTCAGCTGGTCGAAGATCTTCCGGCCCTTGTGCGGGCCATCCAGAATATCCAGCATCAGCCAGAGGAACTGGCCCATGCCGTTGCGGGTCACGCGCATC